TATAGAATTAGGCATGACTTTAACATCGCCCTTAATAGACTGATGCAGCTTTTTAGAAACGTTTTTATCCTTTTGTGTAAGGTTGCGCTTAGCTTGGTTTACTACATGATCTCTAAAGCGTTCTAATGCTTTTTGTATTTCGTCTTTTTGCATTAGCAAATACTCATTTCGTTAGGCACTACCAAATCAAATGTCATAGTCCATCCTGCAAGTAAATTTTCAAAGCGTTCTGTGAATGGTTCGCAACTTGGTGAAGTTTCAATCTCGTAGCCTAAGTCACTCAAAGCACCGTTATACATGGAAGCAGCCAAACGTTGAAGTACAGCTAACTGAGTATTTAGTACGTCTTGTTCATTATCATTCCCTCTGAATACATCTGTGGTTTCACTCTTAGAAATATCCACTATATCCATAGCAATAACGCTAATATTGAATCTAAGTACTGTCTGATCAACTGTCACATTATTTACCATGATATGTGACAAAGGGAATATAGTCTGTTTATTCAAGTCTACTTCAAATATACTTCCTTCTGTAACCGTGTTTACGAATGGACTTGAAATCAATTCGTTTTTTAGTATTTCGGTTACGCTATAAAATCCTACCATTTCTGTTGCTGTTTTCTTATTTGTCTTATTTCTATTTCCGTCTTTTGCTTCTCAAATGTTAAGAAAGTCAATATTTTAACAAGTGGTTGCTTTGTAACTCTATCGAATTCAAGAATGTTTCCTTTAGCTGCTGCATAGATTGACTGATACCATCCCCATTGCTTTCCAAATTGAGCTTGTTCGCTCCAGTCGTTTTGCTCATCTTCTTCGTCTCTCTCTCCAAATAATCCGCTAAAGCTCCCAACAATTCGAGTCCTAAAGTCCAAAAAAAAACCGATGCGCCCAATGCTATGCTTACAGGTGTTAGCTTCATAAGCTCCGCAAGTTCTGCCGTTCCTTCATATTCCATGATCTCGTACTTGTCACCTTTCGTCTTTGTGATGGGTCTGTAAAGTACAGCCATAGCTTTATGCATATTCTCCCAGCTTGATAAATACTTTTCTGCATCTATATACTCACCCCATGAAATTGTTTCCAAATTGGGAACAAATCCAAATTCTATATCTCCTATTTTGAAGCGTTGTTTAAATGGGCTTTTCGCCGAAAATAAGCGGTTAAAATGTTCAACCATATCAGCAAGGTCGGTAGCTTTTATTCTAACTACATCTTTTAGCTCTATACCACAGAATAATGAAACCATCTTTTCAGAGATAAATGCTTCATCATTTGAACCCTCAACTGTCTTACTGAATTCTTGGTAAGCTCTTAGTGGTATTTCGTCTAAACTTGTTGGTATTAACAATTCTAACTTCATAATATTCTAACTTTTATTTCGTGTTTCTGTAGTGTCAATTATACTATTTAATCACATATAACATTAAAAGTGCATATTATTGCCCTTTTTAATTCAATTTGATTAAATTCTTGTCAAAATATAATTAATAGTGCATTCTACTGCTCTTTTTGTTGTTGTGTCATAACATGATTATACGCTTCATTTAGCATTATTATGTGTTTCCTTATATTAAACATATCGTCAAAGACTATACGCACCTTCTTTCCTGTTCGTTCTTTTATGTACTCTTGTACTACTGCTGTCATTTCCTCAACGGATGGCGTACGTTCCATAGCTTGTATTTAATCCTAAAGTTTCCATTTCATGGTAACGTAGTGCATCTATAATATGATCGTTTCCGCCTGCTGGTTTATTTAATCTAACTCCTGTCTTATCTGTATCCCAACAATATGCCCTAAGTTCTTTGATGAGGTTAGTGCTGTCTGACGTTATTAAATATTCCTGACGTTGCATTACGTCTATACCGTAATTGATAGAATCTTTACCTTTTGTAACGCCTTTAATCGTTATTCCTTGCCTTCTTATTTCTTCAATACTTTTCGGTTCAGAGCTATCAGCATATACAGCAACATTTTTAGGCAATTCCCTTGCTATATCTGTGTTTAACATTCCATTTCTGTAAACTAATTCCTTTACAATTCGTAAACCGTTGTATGTATATATAGCCACTATTGCTGTAGGGTCAACTGAATAACCAAAGTCTAAGCCTATACCTATCAATCTTGCTTCGGGTGGTATTGTATCTATTAACTTCCAGTTGTTAAAAACTACTCCTTGTAAACTTCCAATCTCACCTAATCCATATACATTATACCAATTTCGCCAGTAGTCGCTTGTTTTAGCTTTCTCTTTTGCTTTTTCTATAAATTCAACTGCGCTATCAGGTGCTGCTTCATTATCTTTATAATTTAAAATAATGAAATCTACATTATCCTCGTTCATGAGTTCAGTATGAAACCAAAACTCGTTTGATGGGTTCCAATCTAAAAATATAGACTTCTTTGTACGCATTGCCAACTCTGTGTAAGAATTAAAATCAATATTGTTGCACTCGTTAATATAAAGTCTATCTCTTCTTGCTCCTCTTAATTTTGCACTATTTTCCGCACTGAAAAATTCTATAAAACTTCCATTTGAAAATGTATACCTAAAATCACTTGCATTCCAATTGTCATCGTTCCATCGGTTTGTAAATGCCATTATCTTTTTAAAATCTCTAATAGCACCTCTCTTTAAATGTGGTATACTTTCGGCTACAATACTAGTTTCTGTAAGTGGATTTTTAATTGCGTAATCAATTTCAATAGGAATGATTCCAAACGTCTTTCCCGCACTGGAACCACCCTGAACTCCTTTTATGAATTTCTTTAATTTTAATAATTTATTTATTGCCGTTGTCCGTATAAACATATAGCTTTATTTTTTGCATCTTCAAAAGATTTAAACCTTTTACCAAATTTGTAAACTCTATATTCATCTCTACCCTTATCATGGTATACATATGGATGTTTTGTTGAATATGTTTTATCCGTGTTTCTAAAGGTTAAGTTTTCTGAATTAGTAACATATCTCAAATTGGATATATCATTGTTTTTTTTATTGCCATCTATATGATCAACATATAAATCACTTTCACCTTTAAACGAAGCCATAACAAGTCTATGAACATAGTAATGTTTATGAGAACCATCTTCAGAATAAAGTGAAATTCTTTTATAACCTTTGGTATGAGTGCCTTCTTTAATTTTAGACTTAATAGTTCTTTTCCTATTATCACTCCTAATTATAACTCGCTCTAAAGAACGAACTAATCCAGTATTAGACACTTCGTAAATGCCTTCATAACCTTTTATATCTTTCCATATTTCCATACAGCAAAGATATTATACACGCTCCACTTATCCAAATTATTCTTCATCCTGTTCTTCTGTTTCAGGGAATAACGGTTGCTCTACTATAGTTGTTTCTGTCTTATCAGTTAATCCAAGTTTACGGGCAATTAAGTTAGGCGAGAATAAACCAACAGCTGCTCCATTAAAGTTATTTACAAAGCAATTCTTACGTATGCGCGTTATGATAGTGGAAAAGCGTTTATATCTTCCATTTTTATTACTCGCATAATCACCTAAATCTTGAATAATATCTTTATCAGCGAGATAACATTCAAACCCTTCAAACGTAATTGGAACAGATAATGGTTTAAATTCTTCTCTTCCTTCTTTACCTACATACTCTACTCTATACATAGGGTTATTCTTTGCATGGTCTACATACTCACAGAATAGTTGCCATAATTCATCGGGTGATGTTATCTTATTAGGTCTTCCCATTTGTCCGTGTTTTAGTTCAATGAATAGTTATACACTTCAAAGTCTTCTTTGCTTATCTCTTCCATGTGGATTAGATTAATGTCATAATCGTAATACATAGTATATTCTGCTTCTGCTACTTCTAACATTAGCTTTATTGCATTCCATGTTTTTAAATGTAAATCAGGGTTTATAATCACTATGTAGTAATTAGTTGTCACCTGTATTTTTTTCGGCTGCTTTAACATCGTTCTTGTTTTCGTTAAAACTTGACACGCACACAGTAAACCTTTGGTCAATATCTGTGTACTCACTAACCATTTTATCATCAGCCATGCAGCGTTTGATAAATTCTTTCTCCGTTTCTGATCCGCTTGGTTTAGGAATTGGCATCGTTATACTCGTTATATATTTTTCTCAACTGCATTACTATATCTCTCCAACATGAAGAACATGAAGTAGGCTGCTGCCTTACGTTTAATACTCTATTATAAACTTGAAGTAATGCGTGTTGATCACTTGGTGCTATCTCTGCCGTGTTTTTATTAAAGAACGTTTCAAGGATTCCGTGTTCATCTTCCGTTAGGCAGTTAATCTTTCTGTAAGGGAACATTTGATTTAACTTCTCTTTTCGCTTATCACATCCACAGTCTTCGCCTGCTATCCACTTTGCTACTTTGTCTATACCTGTAGCTTTAAAGACTTTCTCTAAAGTATCACCAAGACCTTCAGAAACTTCTTTTTTTACGTCTTGTACTAACTCCTTGGCTTCGTCTTTTACTATTTGAGCAGCCTCCGTTACTATCTTACGCTTTCTCCCTCTTTTCTTTTCCATTGTTCAATTCTTTTATCAATAATTCTAAATGCACTATTCTTTCTAAAAAATGCTTACTATCTAATAAATTTACACTTTCTTTCTGTAGACTGTTTGCATATCCTACGTATGCTAATTCTCTTTGGTTTTCTAAATACGCTTTTATTGTCTTCATCGTGCTAAATTAATGTATCTTTCTTTTAATTGGTTAAACTCTTCTTGTAAGGCTTCGTGTTTTTCTAATAACTCATTATGCTCTCGTAGAATGTTATCTATCTCCCTACGTAAGTAAGCTATCAATTCACGAGCTTCCTCTTTGCTGTAGTATTCGTTATTCATATTGTAATAACTCGAAATCTCCGTTCTTGTAATCTTC